GGCCTTGGCCTCCAAGAAGTCATCTGGCACTGTGCCGTACTCAGCGCCAGCCGCAAACGATGCAGTGGCACGCACAATCATCTGCCGTGTGCGGAGTTGTCTCTCCATCTGCGCCTCGGCCAAACTGATGAAGTCAGGAATCACTGAGGTCAGATCAGACCGATTAAGCCAATCGGCCAGAGATGATTTGAGTTCGGTGTAAGTTGTGAGAGCCATCAGACTGCCTCTTTTTCCATCTGTTCTTTGACAATCCAAGTGTGTTCATGTCGGAATTCAAAAGTGCCAATGTGTCCGATTTCCTTGGATACATCATGGTCAATATACACCTTGAACCCAAGTTCTTGAGCCTTCTTGCAAAAGAACACATCCTCGCCCATGTAGCCTCGGTTGTCGTACTGCCATGGCATATCGAACCATGGCTCAGTCATTCCCTGAAACACTTCGCGTTTGATTAGCATCACGCCAGTGCCAACAGAGCCGACTTCCTCCAAACCAGTGGATTCAGGCAGCGAAAACACTGGTTTACGCTTGCCGTTCTCATCGTAATTCTGTGCGGTTGGACCTGTGGGCATTCTGCGTCTGGCGCAGTTGGCAGCCACGATGTCCACATCATGCGCCAGCAACCGGCCAATCATGTCCTGCGGGAAAGTCATGTCCGAGTCAATGAACAGGATATGGCTGCAACCCTCGCGCATCGCGTCCAGACACAAATCAGCACGCTGATTCTGAATCAGTGTGCCTTGCAAAATCTTGAGACTGACGGCATCAGTGGTGTTGAGCGTGTGGTACGCAACCATATTGACCATGCAATAGGTGTAGTTGGTGTGAACCATGTCACGCGCGGGAGTGCAGACGGCGATGTATTTCATACCTGACCTGGCCTCACTCTAAAGAACCTGTTATCCGGATCGTTGAGCCATTTTTTCATGTAAACCGGATCATCCAACTTGCCCTCAGCCTTCAACTGAAAGTAAACCGATTCGGGAATGCTGGCCACATGATGCCATTCACCCTTCCAATTTGCTTTGTTGTCGATGGTGGCAAAGTCGCGTTTGTTGGACTCGATGACAGCAGTCAAATCCTGCGTTGTCTGAATCGTTGCCTCATCAGTGTCATCGTTGTAGTGCCAAGTGCGCGTGATCCCTTTTTCGGGGTTTGCATCAAAAAATCGTTTTTCCATGTAAGTAGGGGAGGATTTCTCCCCCCCCATTCCTCTCAGTCGATTAAGAAGTGATCAAGTCTGCTGCCAGACCGTGAGCGTTTTCAGCCAACACTTTGTGACCGAATTCGATCAACAACATACGCTTCTCAGCGTCACCTGTCTTGGCCAACTCGAGTTGCTGGTAAGGACGCAACACAACCATCTTTGCGTACTCAGGATCAATGACCCAAGCATCGCGCTCGCGCTGGAAGCGGTTTGCGATGACAGAGACTTGACCGAAATCGCTGACATAGATGTCAACCGCACCGATCAAAGTGGCAGGCTTGTCGCCACCATTGATGTTGTAGCGGCTTGATGCAATGCCAGAGAAACCAGACACGCGCTGCTTGTTGACGGGACCAACCATTAAAATCTTAGGTGTGCCGCCAGCAGACCATACTTTCTGAATCACATTCTTGAGAATGGTTTCGGTGAAAGTACGCACATTACCGTCAGTGCGAGCACTGTTTGGTAAGGTGGTGTAGCTGGGGTCAACGCCGTTGGTTTGCTTGTCGGTGTTGGTCTTGACAAATGCGCCCAAAGAGGCAGTGGCGCGAGCAGTTGTGGTGTTACCGGCAACAGCAATAGCACCATTCAAGAATGTGAATTCTTGGTCACGCTTCAACTCAGAACCGCGCTTGGCGATCTGGTAAGCCAATTCAGAACGGCGGCCAGCCTTGTTGACCACTTCTTCAGTATTTGACAAGATGATGGTCTTGCGTGCGATCTGAGCGTAGTTGGTCAAACGAACAGTCGCGGTGACTGAATCGAAAGATGCAACATCATCACCTTCCAACTGAGCATTGGCGGCGGCATCTGCCAAGGCATCTGTCTGCCACTCGAACAGAGTGTTGGTGATTGTTTCGCGGCCAATGTTTGATTGGTACGGTGTTTCTTCGGGAGAAATGTTGGTGATGACATTGCTCAGGTCTTCACGGATACCCTTTGCGGAGTATGTGGTGAAGGTATTAGTTACGATGGACATGATGTTTCCTTATTTCAAGAGTTTGAAGATTGCATCAGCCGCATCATCGACACGGCCAGTTTTCGCAAGACGCTGTTGTGCTCGCAATGCCTCTGTATTGTTGGAAACTCTACCTGCTGCGCCAGGCTTGGCAGGTTTGGGGCCGTTATTGGTCACTGGCTTGATCTGTCCTCTCTTGGACATCATCTGATCGTACAAAGCCGCTTTTCGCAACAGTACAACCGCCCTGTGATCTAAAACATTCTTCAGTTCATCAGGTGAGAATCCAACCTTCTGGCCGAATTGAACAAGCATGGCCTTCTCAGCCTGAGCCTTTTTGGAGTCTTTCCACTCAGGGATCGCCGCCATCAAAGCCTCTTGTTCCTGCTGCAACATCTGATTGTGATATTGCATCTGCTCTTGCTGTGATAACTCAGAGAGTCGCTGCTTTTCCGATTGGATAGCTGCGTTCTTCTCTTGGTTGTCACGCATCAACTCGCGCTGCCTTACCCATTCGATGGGGTCTTCCTGATAAAGACGATCCCAATCAATGTTTGGCTGCGCTGCCTGCTGAACCTGTGCCTCTAGAGCACCCAACAAATGAGCGTATTGCTCACGCTCGGCACGCACTGCCTGCAACTCTGCCTCGGTTTGCTTTCGCACCTCAGCGATTTGCTGCGTTTTGCGTGTGTAATCCTGTGTCCTTGAGTAACCTTTTTGGAGTTCGTCCAGCGTCACCTCGACTTCTTTACCGTCAACCTTGACGGTGAAGACTTGTGGCTGTTCTTCCTCTTCAGATTCCTCATTTTCTTCGGATTGTTCGGTATCAGTTTCCTCGCCATCTGCGTCTGCATCAGAAAGCAATTCCTCATCTACCGCCGCGCCCTCATCGGGCAACTGCGCCTCGCTGTTTTCCTCTTGTCCCTCATCAGGGAGTATTCCAGCAAGTGCATCGGCTGCTTCAGCCATATTCATCGGACCTTGTACAACACTCGCCGCTGGCGTTGGTGCTACTGTTTGCATCGGTCGGTTTCCTTATTAAACAAGATTTTTCTGTGCGCGTTCGATGGCACGCTGTGCCACCTTGCCGTTATCGATCATTTTGATCAACTCGTTTTTGAAATTCTCAATGGCACGCAACTGCGCCCAGACAATTTCACGCTTGGCCGCCTCTTCTGGCTTGCTGCTCTCAAACTCCCACAGCAAATCTCCGCGCATCTTCTCCATGGCCGCTGCAAATACCTCGTCCTGCATAAACTGCTCGGACTTGCGGCCTTTCCTTACCTGTTCTTCGTTCATTGAGCCATTCCATTAAGGTTGATGGGTGGAGGCACATTCGCCGCTGTCTGCACAGCCTGTTGGATGATTGCAGACTCTTGCGCCATGGCCTCCCGATCCATAGCCTGCCGCGCATCGATCTCGGCAGTGCTAATCTGTGCGCCGTACTTTAACTCAAGTTCGTATTTTTTGAGCATTAAGTCTTGCGCCAGTTGATCTCTTCGATAATCGTCATCGCGAATCATCTGCTCGCGCTTCAATTCCAACTCGGCGGCCTTCTTCTGGATGTCGGCTTGAATTGACTGAGCCTGCACTTGCGCCAACACTTCCTCTGGTGTCGGTTTTGGTGCTTCGGCTTGCGGTATTTGGAAGTCGGCAGGCAGCGCCTGAAAGTAGCTGGATGCGTCTTTCACGCCAGACATCTCGACAATCTTCTGGATTGTGCGGATGTACATGGATGGCGTGACCACAGGGTTGTCCAAGCCAAACTGCTGCATGATCTGCTCTTGTTTGCCGGCAATCATGGTTAAAGCCTGAATGCGCTCGTTGGAGTCACCGTTGCCCAAGCCAATGTTGACGGTCACATCCATGTTGGCATTCCACACGCGCGGGTCAATCTGCACCCACTCATTGCGTAAACGCACCATCCGCGGCTTGTCTTGGTGGGTGGTCATCAGATACAAAATGCCCTTGAACAGCTTTTTCATGCCCTCAGCCAAGATTCGGGCTTGCAACTCCAAGCGGCCTTGGCTCGCGCCAATGGTGGCGGCCACCGCCGCCTTGGTGCTCGACTGCAACGCATCAGCGTCCAAACCCATCGCGGCTTTGCTCATGCCGGTGCGGTCTTCGCGCATCTGGTCCATGTAGTCCATCATGGCAAACGCGGGTTGGCCAACAAATGGGCTGGAGAACGGTTGCACCATGCCTGGCGCTCTCATGCGAATGATTGCGCCTGTCTCGTTGTTAAGTACATCATCAATGTTGACCTGTCCTTCCACCACGGCGGTTCGCGGATGAATGGATTGCGCCAAGGAATCCAAGGTATTTCGCAACACTTCGGACTTGATTTCCTGAATGTCGTGTGTCAGATCGAATACCGACATCGCCTCCAATGGCGAGGTGTGTGGCTCTGGATCGCAAGGGAAGTCCACAAATGGAATGTAGCTGGCAGGCAGATTCCGCACCACGGTGTAGCCCGAACCCATGCAACAAATCTTGCGTAACTCAGCGATGCCATCGCCGTCATAGTCCACGCGCATATACGCCTCAATGTAGAGCACGCGCCGTTGGCCAGGATTCAAACTGTCGCCCGATCCCATGGTGGTGCTCAACGGCTGACGCGCCAAATACTCGTCATTGCTGTCCAAGTCGGTGCTGGAGATGTTCTCTTCGATCTCATCCAATTCATAGCCCATGGCCAGCAAATCGTCCACGGTTGCCATTTGGCGGTGGGCAATGATGCCAGCGTCCTCAAATGACCGCGATCTGCGATCCATCACCAACTCTTCAGGTGGCACGGCCATGATGCGGATACGGCCATCCTTGGTGGTGCGCTTGATTTGTACATCGTGCAACATGGGTGGCGATGGCAAACTGCCGGTCATCGGGTCCATCTGCATCATGTCCATGGGCATCGATGGATCAGGATAGCTGACCACAATCTTGACCTCTGCACCCTCTTGCATCAGCAATTGCACGGTCTGGTCATCGAGTCCAGAATAATCCTGAATCTGCACCTCTTCAACCTCATCCCACCAGTATTTGGCAATGCCACACTTACGCACCAGCGAGTCTTTGAACAGCGCATAGGTGATCATGAAACCATTGTTGTCGTTGGTGAAGATGTAATTGGCGTAATCAGTCGCCTGCTGGGTGCTGGCCACATCTTCAGGTCCGCGCGGCACATACTCAACGACATTCTCAGTGCTGAAAAACACACGCATCAGGCTTGGCATCATGGCTGACACCGTGTCTCGCACCTCCATGGCCACCACCTGAGAGCGCCCATCTTCCTCATTGCCAAAGGGGTCGCCACGGTAATACTCTGTTCCCTTGGCGCGGATGGGTGAGATGTCGGCATCAATGTATGAAACCGCATCTTCCAGTTCACCGGCAACAATGCCCTGTAACTCGGTGTCATCCATCGGATTGGTGGCCGCCATGTCGGTGGTCATTTGCAAATCGTTGATCATTTCTTGTTCCTTGCAGATATTGCTTTGGCCTTTGCCCTTGCATCAGCCTTGCTCGATGCGCCCCATGCCTTCAAACTCAGCAGCAAGCGCGTTGGCTCGCCGTCTTTCATCTCTGGACCTGGCATATTCCCCATTCTCGCAAGGAATGATGCCCTGCGCGGGTTGTCGCCACTCTTGACAGGCGCTTTCAAGTTCATGCCCTCGGCCTTCGCGCTGGCGCGTCCCTTGGCATTCAAGCCGCCACTTGGGTTTTTTCCCTCTTTACGCTGCCACGCTGGTGTCTTCATAAGGCACTTTCTTCAAAATCACATACATGGAGTCAACTGCTCGCGGCAGTCGCAGTATTTCTTCTTGCGGTAATTCTAGGCTTGCACCGTAATTGCTGAGACTCATTTGCAAATGTTCCATCTCAAACCGACTGCCCTTCCAGCCCAAGTACCACGCCCACTCGCAGTAGTAAACCCAAGATTTTTCGTTGAACGCTCTCACATGAGTCGGGTCTTGCCACGCGCCAAGGCTTAGGTCATAAGGGACATGAATGTGCATTTCGCCACCCATCTCCAGCAAATCGCGGCAGTTGGTCATTGCCTGCTGCAAATCAGGTATGTGCTCAAGCACATCAAAGGCAATGATCTTGGAAAACTGACGGTCGATCTGCATTGGCGCACCAATGTCAACAACCCAATCAGCGCCAACATCTGCGCGAATGTCAGCATTCACGCAATCGGGCTTGTAATCCTTGCCCGAGCCGAGATTAAGTGTCAAACCACTTTTTTGCATACTCTGGCCTGTATTTTCTAAGCCATGGCATGGCCTGTTGAATCAATCTCTCGCCGTCCATGCCAATCGTCTGGCTGCCCACATGATGCACATAAGACCGGCTTAGGTAGTGGTGAAAGCCAGCCGCACGCAAATCCTCGCAATGCACATCATCGGAATACCAGTTCAGCGGTGGGAATACGGCAGCCTCCCACGCATCGGCACCAATCCATGCAAAGATAGGGGATGGGCATTCCAGCGGCACAATTGCGTCCTCATACGGGTACTTGAAATAGTGCAACTCTTGGCCAAAGGGGTTAGAGCGCACATTTTGCACAGGCCGCGCCGCGTCACAACGCGCAGAAACCCAACCCACAGGCTGTCCGGTTTCCTCTTTCAACTGCTTGACATCCTCCATCAGTAGCCGGTAACTGCTGGGGGTCAGCACAATGTCATCGTTGGCGCAGATCACTGACTCAAAGCCATCGGCAAAGGCTTTGTTGATGATCTCGTTGTAATCAAAGCCGAAATTGTGCGGCGCGCCAAATAGCTTGAAGTCAGCGTCAAAGCCGCCAATAATGGACTCTGGACCGCGCAAATAGACAGGCACTTCGGGACAATACTCGGCGATGCTTGTGAGCATCACCCGCAAACCTTTGCCATGTACTGTGCTGATGCATATAGGGGAGATCACTTCTTTGGCTTTTTCTTGGCGGTCTTGGCCGCCAGCTTGAAGTCAGCGGCAGACGGCGCTGCCTTAGAGCCAACCTTGTTCATCTTCTCGCCTGAGCCAGCCGCGATTCTGGCTCTCTTGGCGTTGATGTTGGCGTACAAGCCAGGCTTAGTCTTCATTGCTGCCCCCAAATTTGTTTTCATCAATACGATGATCACCGCACCAATCATTTACAAATACAACTGGATAACCACCCATTGTTGGGGCATGACGGCGGCATCGTCCTAAGTGATAAACAGGGTCGAGTTCGCCGACAGTCCCTTGCTTGACGATTTGTTTGGGAACAAACCAGATACAAGTCTTACATCGCATACCTTCTGATCTATGAATCCAAGGATCAGAACCAACAGGCTTACTCTTCATCTTTGACCCCAATCTTGATTGTCAACAATGACTCAGGCTCTTCGCTCTCGCCCTCATCCTCGCCATCTTCCTCCACCACCCAAGCCGAACAGGTACGGCTAGACGCGCACTTGAAGTCGAATATCTCGCAGTAACCCAAGTCACCGGCCTCGATCATCGCCCAAGGATCGCCCTCGTCACCAATGCCCTTGGCGATGCACTCCAGCATGGAATCATCTTGGTTGAACGCGGCGCAGTTTCCGCAACGGCTCGTCTTGGCCTCGTCCTCAGACACGCCCCACTCACGCGCCATCTTCATCCAATACGGCTTATTTGGCAGTTTGGGATTCTCAGGACCGTAGTCAGCAGACTCAATCGCCTTGCCGCGATTCTTCAAGTTCAGCGTGATGTCTTGCGTTGCCATGGGGCAACTCTTGCCCTCATCCTCGTAACCCTCGTCCTGATCCATGGCCTGATCCATGGTGCGCTTTAAGGTAGCCATTAGCGCATCCCCTTGGTCTTCGCGTTCTTGGCAGTGCGAGCACCGCGCATGGGCATCTTGGCTTCGGACAGCGCAATGGCAATGGCCTGCTTGGGATTCTTGACTACTTTGCCGCCTTTGCCAGAGTGCAGAGTTCCCTCTTTGTACTCGCCCATCACCTTGCCAACTTTCTTTTGTGCCTTTGTCATCTTCATTTTGTACCCCTTAAAGAATTATTCAATTATGCAACCCTTGAGAGGTTTCTTTTCAATGGTTGCCCCCAACTCGATCCCGCCTTCGATCCCATCATGCCGATCACCGCATCTGATGCAAAGGTCAAACAGAACGCATCAGCCTTGTCAGGTGAGGCCAGACCACGCTTTTTGATGTCTTCTTTGCTCTCGATCTGAATCTTGCCGTTGGAGGTAAACATATAACGCACAG